GCTTCGAAGCACAAAGAGACGCGATGGCCTACAACGCGGGCGTCCTGGACGGGTCCATACCGTCAGGCAAGTGGCTTTACGCGGCCGCGCAGCGGTTCGAGCGCGACATGGGGCGGTCGGATCTTCGGATGAACTGGGAGCGCGTCCAGGACATCGTCGACACCTGCGCGACCCTTCCCCTGGTCGACGACTACTCGGGCGAGCGGTTCGTCCTCAACCCGTGGCAAGTCTGGGTGGTCGCGCAGATACTGGGATGGGAATGGCAGGACGGGACGCGGCGGGTCAAGTTCGCGATCCTGCAGGTCGCGCGCGGCAACGGCAAGACCACTTTCGCGGCCGCGCTCGCCGTCTGGGAGTTCCTGACGGCGCCAGGCCGCCGGGTCCATGTGATAGCGAACAAGGAAGAACAGGCCCTGATCGCGGTCGACCGCGCGCGGCTCATGCTCCGATCCCGAGAGACCGATCTGCTCAAGGTGCTCCACAACCGGGTCGAGGACCGCGAGCGCGACTGCGTGATCTCGGCCCTCAAGACAAGCGCGTCGAGCCTCGACGGCCTTACGCCATCGCTGTGGATCGGCGACGAGGTCGCGGAGTTCAGCGACCGCGAGATCCTCGCCAAGCTCGAGACGACCGCCGGCAAGCGCAGGAACTCGCTCGGGCTCGTCATCTCGACGCCTGCCGCGGACGCCGAAGGCCTGTTCGCCGAGAAGATCGCCGCCGGCGAGCGCGTCCTCTCAGGCGAGGAGGAGGACGATGCGTTCATGCCAATCCTGTACGGGATCGACAAGGACGACGACCTCGCCGACGACGCCGCCTGGCCGAAGGCCAATCCCAACATGGCGCACGGGCAGCCGGCGGCCCGCGACCTGCGGACGATGTGGAACTCGAAGAAGGGCAGCGCCATCGGGCGCGCCGAGTTCTCGAGGTACATCTGCGCGCGGGTCGGCGAGGAGACGGGCAACTGGCTCGACATGGCGTTCGCGCCTGCGCCGGAACCGATCGACTGGGAGTCCCTGCGCGGGCGGCCGGCGTGGCTCGGGCTCGACCTGTCGAAGTCGCTCGACCTGTCGGCGCTCGTCGTGGCCGTCCCGCTCGACGACGGGCGGGTCGCGATCCGCGGGAACTACTGGTGGCCGTCGGAGAACGTCCGGCAGCGCGAGCTCGACTACCGCCTGCCCGTTCGCAACTGGGCGGCGACCGGCAAGCTGACGCTGACGCCTGGACCGGACATCTCCTACTCCACGATCCTCGAGCGCCTCAAGGCGATCGCCGAGGAGTTCCAGGTCATGGCGGTCGCGTATGACAAGTGGGGCGCGAAGATGTTCGCCGAGCAGGCGGTCGGCGAAGGCCTGCCCCTGACGCTCTATTCGCAGGGAATCGCGACGATGGGACCGGGCTGCCAGCTGTTCCAACAGCTCTGGGTAGGGCGGAAGTTCGTGGTCGGCGACGACCCGCTGTTCCGCAACGCGTGCGCCCAGGCGGTGCCGATCCGCGACTCGAACGGCAACATCAAGGTCAACAAGGCGCGTCGCACGCACCTGATCGACCCGCTCGTCGCGGCCATCATGGCCGTCCATTCATGGGGCGGCGAGACCCGCAGCGGATATGCCGATCTGTAGTTTCGCGCCGCTGCGCGCTTGAGGTCCGCGCCATGATCCTCGCGTGATCCGCGACGCATTGCGACGATGGCTCGTCGGTCCGTGGAGCGCGACCATGCTTGAAAGCGGGCCGCGCTCTATCCCGTTCGTCGGCCCGACGACCGCGCTGCGGTGGACTCCCGTATACCGCGCGGTCACCCTCATCGCCGGAGACATCGCGAGGCTCGACGTCGAGGTCTCCGCGCCCGGCGCGGCGTCGCTCATGGCTTCGCCGAGCACGATGATGAGCGCGTTCGAGTTCCGCCGCGCCATGACGATGCAGGTGCTGCTCTACGGCAACGCGTTCGCCGCGATCAACCGCACGCGCGGCGGCGAGCTGCTCGAGCTCATCATGCTCGACCCAGGCTCGGTGTCGCTCGACGTCCAGGGCGCGCGCCCGTTCTACAAGACGCAGGCCTACGGAGACCTCGCGCTCGAGGACGTGTTCCACATCCGCGCGCCCGGGCTCTCTGGCCTCTGGGGAGAGTCGCCGATCAGCCTGTGCCGGACCTCGCTCGAGGTGCTCGCCGCGCAGGAGGAGATGGCGAAGGTCTCCTACTCGAACGCAGGAAACCCGAAGATCGCGATCACGGGACCGCAGAAGTTCGTCCCCGAGCAGGCCCAGAAGATCGAGCAGTACTACATGGACCGCCACGCGGGCAGCGCGAACGCCGGCCGCCCGATGGTGCTGCTCGAGGGCATGAAGGTCGAGCGCATCTCAAGCACGCTCGACGACACGGGCCTCGAGAGCGCGCGAAGGTACAGCATCGGCGACGTCTCGAGAATCTTCGGCGTGCCGGCCTCATACCTCTCCGAGAACGTCGGCTCGAGCTACGGCACGATGGAATGGCTGTCGCGAATGTACGTGCAGGCGCTCGAGCCATGGTGCGCGACCTGGTCGAGCGAGATCGTCGCCAAGCTCGGCGGCGCCGGCACGACGGTCGCATGGGACACCGACGACCTGGTTCGCCCAGGACTCGCGGAGACCATGGCCGCGCTGCGCACCGCCGTCGAGGCGGGATTCATGACCCGCAACGAGGCGCGCGAGGAGCTCGACATGGCGCCGCTGCCCGGGCTCGACGATCCGATCGTCGCAAAGAACATGGGCACCGGCGGCGGGACCACCAACATCGGCACCGACACCAGTGCAGGGAGCGCAGATGATTTCACGGCGTGACTTCACCGCGGCCGAGCAGTCGATCGACGGACGCACCCTTGCGGGATACGCCGCGGTCTACGGGCAGGACTCGCGCGAGATCGTCGAGGGCGGTCGCAAGTTCACGGAGCGCATCGCGCCCGGCGCGTTCAACGAGACACTTTCGAGCGGCGCCGATGTGAAGTTGTACTACAACCACGATGCGTCGATGCCGCTGGCGCGCACGCGCTCGGGAACGCTGCAGCTCAAGAGCGACCGCAACGGCCTTTCATTCACCGCGTCGCTCCCCGAGACAACGCTTGGCAACGATGTCCGCGCGCTCATCGAGCGCGGCGACCTGAGCGGAGAGATGAGCTTTGGCTTCTTCGTCACCGAAGACAGCTGGAACAAGGACCGCACGCAGCGCCTGGTGAAGAAAGCCTCGCTTGTCGAGGTGTCCATCGTCCAGGACGCCGCATACCCCCAGACCAGTTCGAGCCTGCGGAGCGTTTCCGCGGCATACACGGAAGCCGCCTATCTGCGGCTCGCACTTCATTTCCGAAGGATGACAGACCATGTCCGATGAGTTGAACGATCTCCAGCAGATCACCCACGAGTACCGCAAGAGCCTCGCGGCGTACGAGGCCCGCACGAGCCGCGCGCCGCAGACCGTCGACCACCGCGGCAGCGGCGAGGAGCGGGAGAAGTTCGCGAAGATGGACGCCGACCTCGACGCCGTCGAGATGCGCGCGCAGCTCGCCGCCACGCAGGCGCGCCTCTCCAAGCTCGAGTCCCAGCCCGTGCTCGACTCGCGCGCCGCATCGATGCGCCCCGTCGACGCTGGCGCAGCCGAGTCCGCGCGATGGCTCAAGGCGATGGTCAACAACGACCAGGCTGAGCTCCGCGCGTTGTCGCTCTCGACTTCCAACGCCGGCATCCCGACCGACATGGAGCGCCGAATCGTCGAGCGCCTCTGGGATGCAAATGTGATGCGGCAGATTTGCCCCGTCACGCAGATCGACTCGAAGCGCACGATCACCGTCGAGAACGCGCTGCCGACCACCAGCCTGATCTCGGAAGCCTCGGCCATCGGTTCGCCCGGCGACCCGAGCTTCGGCACCGCCGTCTCGGTGGTTCCCTACAAGTACGCGACGCGCGTGATCCTCTCTCAGGAGTTCATCGAGGACGGCATCGGCCAGGCCGGCATCGGCTCGGCGCTCGACTACGTCGCGAACCGCTGCGCGCTCTCCATCGCGCTTAAGCAGGAAGATGCGTATGTCGCTGGCACCGGCAGCAGCCAGCCCGAAGGCATCGCCGGTTCGAGCACCGGCAAGCCCATCTCGCAGGGCGTCGACCTTGGATCGGGCGCCGCACTAACCACCGTGACCGCCGACAACCTCATCGACGCGCTGTTCACCGTCAAGCCGGTCTACCGCAACTCGCCGCGCTTCCGCTGGCTCTTCAGCGATTCGATGGTGAAGACGGTGCGCAAGCTCAAGAACAGTGGATCTGTCACGACCTCCGGCGGCTACGCCACCGATTACATCTGGACTCCCG